GTGAAGATTTTTATGTTCAAGTTCAATGGGCAACTTGGTAAAATAGAAAGCACGTTTGATGTCTTCCAGGCTGCCTTTGCCCAGAGCAGCTGCCCCCATGGCGATGCCGCCGATGTGCTTGACATAGTCTGCTGGCATTTCTTTCTGCACAAACTCCACCCACTTCATGTATGAGTCATAGTCATTGCCCTGTGCAATCAGCATGGGACGAGCAGTAGTTCCTTTTTCCAGAAAAAACTCTATTTGTCGTTTAAGGTTTTTGCCAGTTTCACGAGCACAACGCTCAAGATCACTGCGGTCAAACCTCCGGTTGCTAAGATCCAGACGTTCAGACCTAGCACCATCAAGAGTACGTACTGGTATAACATCAAAGCACATAGCAATATCGCTATTTTCAGCCTGGTTGGCATAGACTTCTTCCTTGAGTTCGTTGGTAATGGTACGACCCAAAGTGATCATCTGCAACCCACCTGAGTCAGCATGAATGTTATGTACTAGATTGCGGTAATGACTGCCGCACCATTTGCCAGGCCTCTTTTCAGTATAAGCGTTGTATAGTAAACTAATCTTATGATTGTGCTGATCATTGAGACTGCCAAAGGTGCGGCTAAACCAATCTAAATTTTGCGGCTCTAAACTTTCCTGATACATGAGCTTGAAATAGCTTGTACCACTTGCGACATATTCAAACATTATGATCCTAGTATTTTAATTAGATGCTTGGTCTGAGTGATGGCATCATCCAAGGCATTATGATATGTTCCTTCGCGTTTGTCAATAGGGATGTCCACGAGGTTCTTCATAGTGCGATAGCAGCGATCTTCCCAGGGCTTCCAAGGACGCTTTTGACCAATGGCCAGATAGGCATTCTCCAGCAGTACATTGTCAAAGCCGGCGCCATTGCCCCAGGTTGGTAAACTCTTGTTACCATACCAGCGGGTGAAACTATTTAGCGCATCAGTCAGGCTAATATTGTCTTTGAGCAAAGCATCTCTGGCTTCCTTGCTTTGCTGTTGCCACCATTGCAGAGTTTCTTTGTCGAAGTGCAGGCCTGCTGCCTTGCAGGTCGCGGCATCAATGGTACAATAAAAGGTGTCGATGATTTGATCTTCTTCAAATTTTACTGCGCCAATGCTGGCAATAGCAGCATTTGACCTGGTGCTATAGGTCTCTAGGTCAATCATTACATTAATCAAGTTTATCTCCAAATTGGTTTGTTTCTACTGCCCAATGAACGACACGCCAGTCATCCAGAGCAGATTGATCAGACATTAGATGCGCCTTGTCTGCCTGCACCATCATCATGATCCAGTTACGATACCAGGCACTGGCTAAGATTTGTTTTTCCGACCAGGTTTCCTGGACGTGTTGTCCGCACTCGCCGGGAAAAACGATGGTCCAGTATCTCTCAGTTTTATTGTCCGGGGTTTGACTCTGATTATTGTTTTCCATGATTCACCATCCTTTAATGGAAGGTCTAAATGTATCATTGCCATTAGACCTTCGTCTTCATTGCGCATATTTTCATAGCCAACTGTGCCAATAAAAGGTATACTATTATATAGTCCCTGAACACGTTCACCGCCCTGCCAATAAGGCTGAGGGCGGTTGGCAGCAAAATATTCAGCTAGGTTTGCACTCATGCCTTGCGCCAGTAGATTCTATCATTTAAATCTGTGGGCAATTCTTTGAATTTAATTGCGCCTTGCTGATGCAGGGTACTGCAGACATATTCCAGACCCAAGCCATGTCGTTTTGCATACTGACGAAACATCTTGGGAATGCCATAGTGTTTAGCCAATACTTTATCATAGCGGCGTGGCGCACGAACAGCACCCTTTACTGTGGGGACTTTGGCACGGCGCATTTTACGATTGGGTTTGAAGTTGTCAAAGGTATTGCTTAGATCAACTGGTTGGGCTTCTTTCATGCTATTTCTTCCTTGTTAAAAATATTGCTCCATTGTTCCAATTTACTGCGTTTCGAGTAGCTGCCTTTTCTAACAAACTCGGGATCAATGATGCCAGTGTCTTTCATCAGCTCAATCATGCAGATCAAATCACCAACTTCTTCTTCCAGACGCTCCTGATTGGTTTTACCATTGTAACTTTCTGTTAAACCAAATCGAAATGTCTTGCTAATTGCCTGAGTTACTTCAGCACATTCTTCCTGAGCAATCAGCAGGATTTCTTTTTGCTGGTCAGTTAAAGTTTTCATCGTGGTGCAAATTCCTGTTGTAGTTTAATATTGTCAAAGAACTCTTTCTTGGTGCTCTGATCATCCATGAAGCGACCTTTCAATACAGTGGTCTGAGTCAGGCTACTGTGCGCCATGATGCCACGATTCTCACAACAACCATGCGTGGCCTGAACATATACTGCTACATCCTTGCTGTCAGTAGCCTTCATGATTTCTTTGGCGATGTCATTGCAGAGCTCTTCCTGAAGTGTCCCGCGTCGAGCACACCATTGGGCAATGCGCGTATACTTGGACAATCCAATGAGCTTGTTGGCGGCGATGATACCGATGTAGGCCACACCAGCAACAGGCTGATGATGGTGGCTACACATACTCCTAAGCTCGCTACGAACAACAAGCATACCTTCGTATCGATCTCCACTGTCATTGGGAAATGCTGTGGCGTCTGGTGCTGGTTCATATCTTCCTGCCATTATTTCGTTGAAGTACATCTTGGCCAAGCGTCGAGCTGTGCCTCGGCTATTGGGATCATTTTCACGATCAATCAGCAAAGCATCCAACACACCTTCAAAGGCCTTGGTTGCTTCTTCAATTAGTTTTGCTGTGTCGGATTCGTTGACATACTCGCTGATGTTATCACCTGCCCAGAAGCGTTTCCCGTCGCGCTTCATTGTAGCACGAATTGCCGCACCCAGATAGGCTTCTTGATAGCCGCCTTCGTCGTCATGACTTTCATATACCTTGTTATACACCATGTTTATTCCTTGACAATTTGTTACCTAGTATGATAATGTATTTTTTAATCAGTGTCAATGGATTGACCTTCTTTTTAATGGTCCATGTACCGTTTTTATTGTCAACCCATTCCAAGGTGTCGCCAAGCTCCCAGCCCAGACCCGCAGTCATTTCATCGGTGAGTGGGAGAATTAGATCGCCGGTCTTGGGATCGGTTTCCAGATAAACCGACCAGGTTTTATTTACCAATGACGTTGCCGAAGACATAGCAATGATTCCTTGTTGCCACCATATAACCACGCTTCATTGCCTCCATGGCAATATCAGCGACCTGAACATCTTCTTGTTGATCTTTGGTGGCACCCACGGGCATGATCCAGACTTCGGGAGGCCAATATTCATCTTCATGCAACTGACGTTGGATTCGGTTCACATGATCTTCCAACTCGGTCCAACATTCTGGTGTGCCATTGCAGACAAACTTGAGAATAGAACTGGCAGCAGTTTCTTTTACATAGCTAAAAATAACATCGTCAATGACTGCATCTTTTTCGCCGGATACTGTGAACAACTTGGGGCTCATGGACCAGTGCCAGCGACTCATGCCATATTCAACAAATTCATCGTTGATATAGTTTAGCAGCTCTGGAGTAATTGTCTTGGTGGCATTGGTTTCCACGGTAACTGTCTTGGGAGCATTGCCACGACGATTGAGTTCTTGCATGATGGCAACCATGGCCTTTTGCCACATCATGGGCTCGCCACCGGTAAAGCAAAGCTGAGTATCCTGACCAGTAACTGGATGCAGGAACAAGCCTTCGGGATTGCTGGGATGTCGCATCTGATCTACAAGCAAGTCACAGATCTCGGCGACGTCGGCATCCTTGGCCAGGTTTTTATATTTGGCACTCCAGGAGTAGCTGGAGTCACAGCCATAGTTCCAAACCGGCAGATCTTCGATCTTTTTAATGCTGTCTACATCAAAGCTTTGATAGGGCAGTACATAGGTGCTGGGATTGGTAGGGTCCTTTTGACCAAAACCATTGCACTCCAGGTTACAGCCAAAAAATCTGAGCCAGACCGATGGCTTGCCTGCCATCTCTGCCTCGCCTTGAAAACTATAAAAAATTTCTGAGTAACGAATTTTCATCACATCTCCATGAAAAACAATACAGGTAGTATATTATAACTCTGGCTCAGAGTCAATGGTGGGTTCTTCTTTCTTTTTCTTTTTAAGAGCCGCTTTGGTGGCTGGACTAACCACTTTTTCAAACTCATAGCCATCGACCTGGCTCTTGAGGTAGTCCAGAAATTGATTGTGGAATTCACCGTTGTCATGATCCTGGGTTAGGATTTCGGTAATGTCCAGCTGATCAATGTAGCGATATTTGGTCTGCAGTTGTTTCTTTTCTTTCTGAATGCGTCGCACAAAGGCAAAAAAGGTAATCTGAGTAAAGTAGGCAAATGGGTTCTTGCTCTTGGCCGGATCGAAGTTGTTCACCACTGCCAGACAATTTTCAATGGCATCTGAAATCATTTCGTCTTTATAACTGTAGTTGATAAAGTTCGATTTGTAGCTCAGGTGCTTGGCAATTTTGATAAAACAATCGCCCAGGTAATTGCTGATACGGGGAGGGGGAGCATCGTTTTCCTTGGCTAACAGAACATTGGCTCGATGTTCCAGCAGTGCTGCCAGGAATTGTTCATTATCAATGTAGTGGTTAGCCTTGGCTTTGACTGGCTTGGCTGGTTTTGTTTCTGTTTCCATAATATTCCTAGTATATATAATTTACTGTTTGGTGTCAATACCATTGACATCTATTGACGAACCTACTATACTGGGTGTGTACCCAGTTAATGAATTATCTTAGTCGTGAATTTATTCATGTCAATCACGTTAGTTTCATCCATCTCCACTGCTTCGGATGCGACTTGATTGGCTTCTTCCAAGTCCTCCAAATCTTCTTCTTCCTTGACCTTTACCAGGTGTTCCAGGAAATGAGTATATCTTTCTGCTGCCTGCGGTCTCATGTTGGCAATGCTAAAAATATGATCGGTACTGATGTCAATGATTTCGGAATCAGTGATGGGAAGCAGGGGCATCATGGATATGGTTTCCACCAATTCACCACCCTCGTCCAAGAATTTAAAACTATTAAACACCACTGGACTCTTGACAGTAATTACTGCACTCATACGCACTGAGTTCATGGTAATATCGTCGTCAGACATACAAGCCATGAGCTCACCGTTTTTTAATTTTATTGCTTTGTAGTTCATGATATCTGTACCTTTACAATTTTATATTCAAAATTCTCATCGTTGTAAATTCTAATACGTTCAGCCATGTGTAGTAGAGTAAAATTCTTTCTGCTCTTGTAACTCAGATCGTCACCAATGTCAAATAACTTGCAGCGATCCTTGGTGCCACTGGTTCGTAATCCACGTCCAATACTCTGCAGGTTTCTAATACGACTTTTGCTGGGACTGGCAAATATAATATTATGCAGGTTCCGTATATTTATACCTGTGGAAAATGTGCCGTAGCTGGCAACAATAATAGCATCAGTTTCTTTCTCAGTGATGTGGCGTACCTGTTCGCGTTGGTCGGTATCAGTACCGCCATAGACAAAAAATATGCGCCGCCCATCGGCTGCTTTTTCTGCAATCATGGCATGCAATGACTTGCCGTGCTTTTCAACATATTGGAACAGCACCAGGGTATTGCCGGTCTGTGCCAGAGCCAGGTTTCGGATAAATTTATTTCTGCCAGCGTGCTGTGTCAGGAAATCCATTTCCTCCTGGTAGGTATGACTTCGAACCGCCTTGCGCACCTCTTCGGGATATTCCATGATCAAACAATTGATGTCCAGGTCAGCCAGTTGTTTGGATTTTATTAATTGTTTGGTGGTGGTGACTCGATGAACTGCGCCAAATACGCCTTCCAGCACCAGCTTGTGAGTCTTCAATCCATCCAAGGTACCGGTGGTGCCAATGCGATAGGCACAGTGTGGCATCTTATTCAGGATGCCAGTTAAACTATTGGCCTTGAAGCCGTGAGCCTCATCGCCGATTACCACATCATACTTCTCAAAAAACTTTTTAGGTAACTTGTACAGGCTTTGCCAGGTTGAAATGGTTACCGGCCATTCTTCGGTCTTGTCGGCACCAGCATAGATTTTATGAACATTTTCTGAGGTCTGCCAGCCATTGGCGCTGCTGTAGTCGGCAAAGTCTGCTGCCAGCTGCTCAACCAATGATGTGGTTGGAACAATGATCAATATGCGACGTTTACAATTTAAATGGTGCCGCATGATGCCGTAGATAATCAAACTCTTGCCACTGCCTGTGGGACTCAACAACAGGGTACGATGATTGTCGATGGCATGACCAATGGCATCAATCTGATAGTCGCGAATCTCTATGGGCTGTCCATGACCCCGCAGATTTAAATTGCTCATGAACTCTTTTACATCGAGGTAGGGTTCAGGCAAAGGTGTTCTCAGATCTTCGAAGGTATATTGATTTTGTTCGGCAAAGAGTTTAATATAAGGCACCAGCCCCACGTAGATTTCCTGCGTGAATAAATTAAAAAGACGAACCTTGCCATCCCAGAGCTTGGCACGGAATTGGGGCATAAACCGGGCGCCAGGTTGCTCAAAGGTAAAGAAGTCGCTGATCTCCTGCAGGATGCCTACATCAGCGGAGTGTACACGACAGTGTACGTTGTCTTTGGAATTTATTGTTATGTCTGCCATTACATCATGCCATTGGTAAATTTGGTCCATTCAATGCTATTTTTAATGTCCCAGGTACGACTATTTAGACTCTTTAAAATGCTTTCTAGCTGAAATAATACTGTTCTAAGATATTCCAGTTTATCCTGTGAGGTGATTAAATCTTCGTCGGTCTGCAAAAATTCATCCATTTCATTCTTGATGGGTTTGATGCCCTGATACTGTTCCCAGCCCAGACTCTGTAGTTCGTCACGAGTGAGTTCACCACGGAAGTAACGATATTTGACGCGGCGTAGTTTAAGGTAATCCGACTCTGCCTTGCGTTGCTGCAATTTTGCGCTGGTAAGCAGGTTAAGATATTTAGCGTGTAGCTTGGGAGTGGAAGCAGCTGCCTTGCCTAGATTGGTCTCATCGATGATGCAATCTTTTTTCCATTCATCCTGTAACTCAGATAATTTCATGTTATACTCCGAAACGTATGTAACCGTATTATAACGGATCTACGTCAAACTGTCAATGACTTGATTGTAAATAATTTGTATCGAAATGATGCAACGCCCACAAAGTATTCCATGCCACTGGTGGTGATATCGAAATCCAGACCTTCAACTGAAATGGGGAAAATATCCTGGAATGCCAGCACAGTTGTGACATTGTTGTTGCTGTCCAGCACCAGCAATTGGCCGTCACTGAATACCTTGTTGTAGTTGTCGCCTGAAAAAGCCGATGCCCGACTTGCCATTACCGAGTTCCAATCGTCGCCGGCACTTGGAACACCAATTGATTTGATCCAATTATACAATTCCATGTAGTTGCTCATGTCTTCATTGATCAGGAAACGTATGGTAAATTCACCGAACTGAACTTTATCGCCGGGGTGTGGAATATCTACGAACGGTGTGACCTGCATGGCCGCGCCCAGAGCTATCTGTGGCAGGTTGGCACTCTGACAAGTATAGGTAACATTGGGTGCACGCGCAATCAGGAACTTAAAGCTGTTGGGTTTAAGATAACTGACTACCGGTGATACTGAAGCCGCTAGTGTGGCTGCTGTATTAATGTCTGCTGTTTCTGTCATGGTTGATTCCTCGGGGGTTTCAGTTATTTATCAGATGAAAAAGGGGGACCTAAGTCCCCCTGGAAATACCCTCTTACCGGGGTTTTGATTACATCAGGTTAGTAACCTTAACACGGCGGTAGTAAGTATTGGTGTTGGCAGTCAAGCTAGTGAATGGGTTTGCAACCAAACCATAGCGTGTCTTGAAGCCAATCTTTGGCTGGAATGTAGCAGGGTCAACTGCACGAACCATTTGCAATGGCACGTATGGGCAATAGAACATACCTGCGTCATATGGGCTTGTACCTTTGTAACCAACCACATAGAATTGGCTAGCTACGTTCAGGTTAGCTGAGTATGGATCAATGTAAACCTTGATCTTACCGTTCAACACACCTGCGAAGGTATTACCAGTGTCGTCAACATTCAAGTTGGTGGACAATGCTGGAGTGTAGTCCAGGATACCGGCCATGCTCAGTGCACTTGCAACGTCTGCCGAGCAAACGATGAAGTTACCTTTACCACGACGTGTTTGTTGTGCAATGTTGTTGGCATCGCGTTCGATTTGGAACAGCAAGCCTTTGAAACGCTCAACGCTCCAACGGCCATTTGCGTCTACGTCGCAGTCGAAGGTACCGTAGGTTGTGGTAGCACCTGTTGCAGCGCCTGGAGTAGCAGCAGCATAGATGGTACGGATAACTTCACGGTTGATTTCAAACAAAATTTCCTGTGATAGGATGTTTGAAAGTTCGCCTTCAGCTTCCAGACCGTGAACTGCCTTCAAATCTTGAGCAAGTTCAACAGTGTAGGCTGCTTTCAAGCCACGTGTGTTGGCCACAACGCTGGTCTTCTCGATGGAGAAAGCCATTTCGCCGAAGTTGATGCTGTCGCCCAACAGTTCAGCTTTGTTGGTTGTCATACCGCCACCTGTGGTGTAGGTGCCGTCAACTGGGTTGCTACCTGCGTGAGCAGTTGTGCTGGTACCAGCGAAGTCGGTATCGGCTTCGTTGAACAGCGCTTCTGTAGAACCTTGTGAACCATAGTTGGCTTTCATGGCAAAGATAAGACCGGTAGGACCTGTCATTGGCTGAACGCCGCAGACATCATAGGCCATCAGGTTAGGCATGGCACGACGTACCAGGCTAATCAGGATGGGATCGTAACCAGCCAGGTTGGCATTGGCGCCAGCACCGTTGACTTGACCGCTGAAGCCGCCGCCAACGTTGTTAACTGGAACTGTTTCCCACAGTGCTTGTTTTTCTTCCTGCAGAGCTTTTTCCTGGTTTTCCAAGAGCTGTGCAGTAACCTGACGCTTGTATGCGTCCTTGATAGGAGCGAGGTCACCGTGATTGATGACGTCATTCCATTTTTCGATTAAATGCTGTTGCATGTTTTCTTCTCCTAAGAGTTTAATTGAACCGTTTATTTATAAAAAATTACTTCTTGACCGTTCTTGACAGTGCCTGCACATAACGCTGCATGTGTGGAGAAGCTTCGGCTGGTTTAGAACCATGCTGAACTTCTTCTTCAAGCATTTTTTCTGGACTGTTAAATGCGCCTGCTGGGAAGTAGCTTTCTTTGATAACGCGAACTTTTTCTGTGTAAAGTTTCTCGTCACCATACTCAACACCTTCGAGCAGTTTAGCCAATTTCTCGGCATCAGTTGCAGTTAAACCACGGCTAGCAGATTCCATTACACGATCACGCATTACTGCGTCTAATTGAGCTTTTAACTCAATGTTGGCTCGGATAGCTTCATCTAGTTTGTCAGTGGCGTCGTCAACTTTAACAGCCATATCTTCGAGAACGTCAACTTTATCCTCGGGTACTTCAAAGTAGTGTTCTTGGAACAGGTTTTTTAAACCAAGCATGAAGTCTTCGGCGACTTCAGTGCGCAGACCGCGCTCCACAGCAATTTCATTGTCTTTCATCCATTGTTCTACAACATAACCAAGATATGAATCAACCTTGTCTACAAGACTCTCTTTGATAGTTTCAATCTGACGAGCAGCTTCTTCGGCCAGCTCACCAGTTAATTTTTCTACTTCGTTGTTTACACGGGCAATGACTGCGGCTTCAAAGATTGAAGCGGCCTGTGTTTTAAATTCTTCGCTCAGGTTTTCATCGCCGCTGAATACACTGGCAATATCCTTGCGAAGTTCTTCAAGATTCATTTCAACCTTGCGTGGCTCGCTGTTATCGTCAATATCTTCTTCGGTGATTTCATCGCCATCGGCTGCGGCATCTTCCTTGAAAGGAATCTGGCCAGCGCCTGGATTGGTTGGCTTCTCATAGGTATCAGTGCCATAGCCTTTGCCGGCGCCAGCGCTGACTTGAGCGTCTTTGCTGTTACCTTGTCTGGCCTGTGGTTCTGAATTACCTTTTTTAACACTGCTGTCTGGCGTGTTACTGTTCTGAGTTTCAGCTTTAGTTTGTTCAACTTCAGCTTCTTTGCTGTCGCCCTGTTTTTGCTTGGCCTCTGAACCGCCCTTTTTCAAGCTGGTGTCGGCGCTGATAGCACCGCCAGTGAATGGATCGATTTCAGTGACTGAAGCCTTCTGGCTGTCGCCCTGTGTTGGATTGGATTGCTCGCCTTCGTCGGTCTTACCAGCAGCAGCTTCATTAAGTGCTTTTGCCTTACGACTTTCCATTAGCTCGCGAATTTTGTGTTCTAGTGACATTTGGATCTCCTAAAAATGCAGGTTCGTGTTATTATTTATAAAACCTTTAATTTGAAATACGACGCATAAAGTCCTGGAATACTCGAACCTGTGCCTCGGCTAGGTCTGCACTCTTAGCACCGCGAAT